GCCCATACTCCCTCGAGTGCAGATGCTTTTAGTTTTTTGTCAACAAATAAGTTGTTTGCATCTTCAGTGTATGCCTTAACATTCCCTTGTGTCACCAGGAAAATAAATCAATTCACCTCAGAAATTAAAATTGAAAAGCAAAGTTTGATTGGTATATTGAATGATTTTCAGATTTCTGAAAAGATGTTCTCAGAGCAAGAATTAAGTATAATGTTTCCTTCAAGATTATTTTATGATGACATAACTGAGATTGTCACAAATTCTATGAAGATGAGACTCATAGAGGGAAACACGAATCAAGTCAACAGGTTTATTGTGATGTCAATTCCCAAAGTGGCTGTATTAGCTCCTGCAACCCTAGTGGAATGCTGTAAATGGAAGTGGTTCCCATGGATGGGAAAGAAGAGTCCTAATTCTATCTTAGAATACTCATGGGAAGTTTGGACCACGATGTTTCCATGGTTGTCTGAAAGTTATACCACAACATTGGAAAGAGGACCTATGAAATCTGACATTTCTCTCTATGAATTTATTACTAGCATGAATCCTAGTAAGAGATCATTCAAAGTCTTAACACGAGGAAGAAGAAAGAATGATTTAAAATCAACCATTGCATCTATAGTTAAGAATGGTTATGACTTGAGTGGTAAACTAGAAGCAGGATCCAATGTTCAAACATCAAATGTTTCAAGAGATCACGATATTCTAGTGAATGTTAGAAGAGATTTAAAGATTATATCTGAATCACCTGCAAGTGTGTGGAGAAAGTTGAATATAATTTTAGAAAGCTTGGAAACACATTCTGAAAGAATGAATTTGCTTAAAAGGATACATACGAAACCTACTTTTGGGAAGAAATTTGTGAACCTCATCATCATGATGGTTTTTGCAAGTTGGACTAGCATCAACCTTGATGAAGAGACCAAGTCATTGATCACATTATCAAGTGGTAAAAGAAAGCTTTTTGCTGAAATTTTACCTGAATTAAAAGGAGGAGTTTACGGAAGATTCACTGAAAGACAAATTTTTGATGTTGATAAACAAAAGTATACTGGGAATGGAGAGTTTACCGGATTCATTGATGAAATGCCAGTAGTGTTTAGTTTAGTTGATCACAATTTGAGATTGATCAAAGTTAAAAATATGAAGGATTTCCAATCCAACAGGTTCATTGTCAGAGATTTGATCAAGGATCTTAAACTCACTACAACAGCTGAACCTATGTTAAAAGCTAGAATAGGACATGGGATTGAATGGTACGACATAACCACAGCCAAAATGACAAGAGCACCTATCTTACACAGTGTTCCAGTTATAGAACAAAAAGAACTTCAAGTAGAAAATCAAATATTTGAAAACAGTGATTTGTATTTAGACTTAGTTGGAAATCAATTGAGATTAATGTTGAGAGCTGAAAGAGCTAGAAGTTCAACTGGATTTCAAAGATTAAAGACTAATTTAGTGGTAGCTAGTGTTCACATAGACTCTCACATAAGTAAAGGAGACAATTTGAAAACTCCGTTAAGTATAGTCGAAAATAATTTTGACTTCATAAAGCCTCATAATCAATTTCAAGAAAGTTTTGAAAACAGAGATGTGTACTTAGCTTTTGTTATGAACAGACCAGCTGAAATTGATGATTTATATAATTATTCTGTTGCTTTATTTGACGAAACAAAACTTTTAACTTCAAAATTCTTTGAGATGGATCAGATTGCCGATAATCAAAGATCATTAACAGGTCTTGAGAGTGAATACACCTATATGTTAGATATTAATAATATGTGGACCAAAATGCAAAGGATTTTCTGGGACTTAGTCGAAAGGAAAGTAATACAAAAGGATGATATCAAAATCAAATCTAAAAGACATTACGACTCTCATAATGACAAATATGAAAAGACACCATATGATGAAGAAAAGGATAAAACTTCTGGTCCCAAGAGTGTGATTGAAGAAATTGTACAAACAGAATCAGGACTAATCACTATTTATCATGAAGATAAGGAAGAATACAGAGGAATTGAAGATAAATTCCATAAACTTTATAGACATTTTTCCAATGCTATATTCAAGCCTTTAAATTTAGAAGATTATGATGTGGAAACACAACTTGAGTTCTTCAAAATCATACACACTGAATTATATGCACACAATGAGAAGAGATATTTATTTCACTTTTCCAAGTTTGAAGAATTTATAAACTACAATTTTGATAAGTTTAGATCTGATCAAAAGGAACTAACTGACATCATATCAAAGTCAACATTTTATCATAAAGGAAAATTGCGAAGAGAATTCTGGGAAGAATATGATCTCATCAAGGAACAGTACAACAGTGCAAGAGAAGTAAGATTTTCACTGAGAGAGGCCTTCTTATCAAGGGTAGAATATCAGAATGATTTAGGTATGAAAACGATTAACATCAAAAGTGTAAACGACAGTTATTTGAGAGCTATGTTATTGACACAGAAAAATAAAGGAAATCTTGTGTTCAATGCTTTAGAAATTTTGTCAACTGCGACAACAGGAACATCTAGTGTAAATGAAAATCGAATTGATATAACTGATGAGCAGTTTAATCTTCTAGCACGTGATTTATATTCAATGAATGAAGAAGAGAACACTGCTGATGTCTTGAACTTTTATAAAGAGTATTTGATGGATGAAGAATCTAATGCTTCTGAATTTTATGCTATGGATTCAATAAATGCTGATGCAATTCAAGATACCGTGAGCATGATAGACAGTATTAGTCAAAAGTTACTCAAAAATCATGATTACATGGAAATGCTCTCCCATAAGATAGCACGACCTTACGTTTATTTCTGCTCTTTCTTAGACTCATTATTAGTGATTCTTAATAAAAGAAGAAAAGATTTATCCACGATCATAAATCACTTTGTTTGGTCAGGAGAACATGTTGACTT